TAAAGCACGGTGTTGTAAATCCCATAGTTATTTCTCCTTTCCAACTTTAACATATCCGTTTTCAATACACCAACACAGCATTTCGTAAGCTGCATCAATGAGTTCTTTACTCTCTGTAATCTTTATTATTGACCTAGAATAAGGTTCCATATACAAGCACGTATAGCTATCCGCAAGTTTCTGGATGGTCAGTACTTCATTGCCGATGAAGCAAGGCAGCTTATCGAGAATATCCTGCAAGGTGTAAGTTGTACGACAATAGTCGTAATTCGTATCGGCATCTAGAGAGGTTACAACCATGTTATCTGAATCTGATTCATTCCACTCGAAACACATGCTCCCATCGCTCGTATCAAACCCAATCTTCTGCAAATGTTTCATCTGTTCAACTGATAACACCTGTTTCATTTCTTTTCCTCCTTCGTTTTAATCTCTGTTACTTTACCACGATTGACAAAGAAGAAACAACCCATCACATCACACAGATATGTTTCATGCTTCATCTCACACTCATCACATTCCTTAAGCAATGAACATTTAGTGCAATCAAAACTCGTACAGGACGCATCAATCAGTTCAACCATTTCATGCAGCACCCCATCTATTATTATTCCGTTTTTTACTTCCATATTAATCTCCTTTTTCTTTAATCCGTTTCAGTACATCCCTGTTGGCTTCTAGTATTTCTTCAAAAGAAGGAATGGGCATCCAATGGGTAATGCCTAATCTTTCTTTATTAACATTTGCTCCAGTTTCCCATTCACCCAAAGATGAAAGCTGGCAAATAAGGAAGCCATAAGCCCCTCTTGTTAGAACCACTGTGTTATTTTCTGGCAACCGTTCCTTAACACTTATCCAAGGAGATTGCTTGGATTGCCATTCGGCACCTTGAACGAAATTCATCTCTCCAAACTTTGCCAAATCTTTACCGCTCAAAGTTCTGTCAACTGTCCTATGATTAAATAGGATATTTTCACTTGCCGCTTCTTCTACTGTCTGTTTCATTTATCATTGGTTTTGAGAGTTATTTATCTACAGTTGATTTTACAATTATCTTATTATCGGATGATGGCATTACAAGCACATTTCCGGCATCTGTGCTAATTTTTAGGATAGGATTAAAGTCAAAGTCAGCAGTGGCTACTATAATCATATCTCCAAAAACATATCTTTTATCTTGTTCCAATTCATTCATATCTTATTTGATTTACACTAATTCAATTATAGCCTTTTTTAAATTAACAAATAAAGGTATTGCTGACATGCCCCCATTGCAATCCAACTGTCTTAAAGAGGGGACAACCTCTCCGTTATCATCAATATCATAATCTGCAATATAGGCTAACTTCTTCGCTTCTGGAACTAATATCCTTTCATGATCCATGACCGTTATACAGACTTTGCTTCCAATAGGGAATACTTGGTTGGATTCAATGTATTCCTTTTCCAACTGTTCCTTTTCTCCATTCAATTCTTTTAGCTTTAAATCAATGGCGTATCTTTTGCTTAAAAATTCTTCCTTATTCATCTTTTTTTGTCATTCTAATTGATTCTAACGTACTTACCTGCAATATCACAGTTTCTCAATATTTCTGCATTATCCTCACCAAAAGCGATGAGAATACTGCCACAGCCAGGAGAATTCCCACGTGTTCCGTCTGGACGGAAGAATCTGATTCGGTTACGCAAGAACTTCATTGCCGTTGCCTTTTCGAATATCACATCCTGAAACATCTTTGAATCACAGCGATTGAAAAGTAAAGCAATGCCGTTTCCATGTTCTGCCATCCGTTTAACGAAACATTCTATAAGAGGACGGGAATAAGGTGGGTTCAACCAAACGCGACCTTTCCATTCCTGTTTTAATCCATCGTCATTTTTGTTGTACATGACATTTGCCGTTTTATAGGGGGGGGCTACTGGGGCACATGGGTCTAAATCAAATTCACCCAATGCGTCTATAATTTCTTTCGGTGTGTACCATTCATCGGTACTATTAGCCGATTTTTCAAAGGTTGTATTCATTTCTGTTCCGTTATTAGTTAATTGGCAGTTTCATAAAGCACATCCATATCGTTTTACTTTGTCGGCCAGTGGTATGCCCAAACAAAGGCTTATAAGGTATAATGGATAAAACTTCATTGACTTTTATTTCACTCTCACTCCATTTGAATACCAATGTCCCGTTGGGCTTTAGGACACGCATACATTCATCAAAACCGCTTTTTATCATTTCTTGCCAATTATCCGGAAGCCTACCATATTTCTTTGCCATCCATGATGTTTTGCCAAGTGTTTTCAAATGTGGCGGGTCAAACACGACCATGTAGAAAGAGCTATCCTCAAATGGCAAGTTGGTAAAATCAGCCACTATATCAGGTCTTATTTCTATTATCCTAATCTTATCTCTGTCCTTGGCCGTAAGTGTTTCCGAACGTTTGTCAACAAATAAGGCAAGAGGATTATATTTGTCAAACCAAAACATTCTACTGCCACAACAGGCATCTAATATAAGTTTTCCATTTTCCATTAAGCTATTTCTTTTGATTTCTTCAATCTCAACTTTCTCAATACTTTGCAAAGTGCTTCAGTATTTTTTCTCGCTTGTGTAACCTCCACCGCATTCCCGATAAATTTCTTTTGGTCAGCTTGTGTGCCTATTAAAACATAATCTTCAGGGAATCCCATAATCTTTTTGAGTTCCGGAATGCGAAGCATCCGCATTTTAATATCCACTATGCCATACAGTGCCATGAACTCCTTTATCTTCACGGTCATAGGACTATCATTGTTGTAGATTTCAATCGCTACCTGACCGCTTTCTGTTGCTACCAGATAAGGCGGCATCTTATCCATGCGGGCTATTAATGTGAAGCAGGGGCTATCAACAGAGCCGCCAGCACTGTTGAACTGTGGATTCATCAGATAGTGCCATTTCCTGTTTGCGGTAATGGTCTGGGAGGGTTCCTCTATACTGCTACCTACATTTGAGAATGCAGTATTCATTATCCACGGCTGGTATGTTACCAAGTTTTGTTTCGGTGTTGTGGTAACAGCGGGGCATGGCGAGTTTATATCAGACACCTGACCACCTCCAGAATATTGATTCATAAAAAATGGAGATACAAGAGAAAGTCTGTCTTTCGTCAGAAGTGTAGGACAAGGCTGGTTAATATCCTTTCCTGTATCCTTAAAGTTATAAGAACACATAAATTGGCTTTCAATTAAAGCCATCCTGTCCTTCGTTGTGACCGTAGGTGCAGGAAGTTCCACCGAATGATTATGCCCGTTCCCATAGTAAGCCGATACAAAAACGTGGTGGTCTTTACAAGTGATTGCTCCAGCCGGTTCTTCCACTGATACGTTCTTGCTGTCGGGGTGTCCGCTAAACTGCTTAGAGAGGAAACAAACTTGCGCTACTCCAAGTCTGCTTTGCGTGGCTACCACCGGACATGGTTCGTCAATCCCAGGAGCGTTATATTTCCCTGTACGGCTCATAGAATTATACTTTACGAGGAAGGCATCCTTTCCGCCGGCTACAAACTTGATAAGTCCGGCATAGATACGTTCAAGCGTTTTCTCTGCAAGAGGCTTTTCCCTGAAGATGGTAGTTCCTTCATCAGAGAAATCAAGCACATCTTTTACCGGCTTCCACTTCTCCAGCCGCGAGAACATATCTTGCCTACCACCTTTACAGTGGGTCGGTTCAGGGAATACTATCGGCAAGTTCTTTTTAGCAAAGATGCCGAAGAAGCGTTTTCTTGTGGTGTAGGCACCGAAGTCGGCAGCATTTAAGATGCGGTGCTCAAAGTTGTAACCGTACTTCTTGACATTGCGCACCCACTTTTGATAAAGCCGGCCTTTGTCCATGCTGATAGGTTTCCCATTCTCATCCATATCTCCCCATGACATAAACTCTTCTACATTTTCAATCTGAATGTAGTCAGGGTCTATAACATCAATATAACGGAAGAGATGTTCTGCCAACGTTCGGCTGTCGGCATCTCTCGGCTGACCGCCTTTGGCTTTCGAGAAGTTGGTACACTCCAAAGAAGCATGAAGCATTATCATGGCATCAGGGTATAGCTGACGGATACGTTCTACAATAGTGCTTATCGGGGAAAGTTCCAGTGTACGGATATCCTCAATAAAGTGAAGTGCATCAGGGATATTGGCATCATGTGAAAGGATGGCATTCTTGTCATGGTTCACACAGCAAACAACCTTTCCACATCTATTTCCATCCAATCGTGCTTCTTCCACACCTTCGGACAAACCGCCGGCGCCACAAAAGAGATCAATAACAAATAGTTCTATATCGGACAGACCTTCAATGGATTTTAAGATATTTTTCTGCGATTTCATAACTTCTCCTTTTTAAACAGGTGGCTGAACGCATTATCCAAATCCAAGTCCAGATTCAGTTTGGACGGGAAAGATTTAATGTATTCGTACATCTTATAAGCGAGGTTGTCATCATCACCGCATCTGTCTCAATCAGTGTGAGCAACATGGCGTTCACCATGTCAGAATCATTGCCGAAGTTTTCCTGAGTGGATTCGCTGCAATGATTCACATCACTTTTCAATCTCTTTATCGCGGCTATGACTGTGTTGAAGTTTCTTTTTGAATCGTGCCGCAATTCAAAGCCTTCCTTCTTGTATTGCTGCTGCATTTCTAGAAGGTTGGTTTCTAAAACGTCCGTGAGGACAAATACGATGTTGGTTATCGTATTCAGTTTGTCTGTTCCTTGCATAATCGTGTATTCTTATTTCTAATTCGAATGAATCCCCTTCGTTCTGTTTCTTCTAACAGTGGAAAGTCTTCATTCTTGATTTCACATTCTGTTTCGTAGTTCACGGAAGTATAACTTGGGATATTGAACTTTTTCCGGATTCTTACGATAACATCCGGATTTCTTGTTACCCAGTAAACGGTTATTCTCATGGTGATATCAGCATTTTTCTAGCTTCCTCATCTCCTGCATCAGCACGGTGCTTGATTTCAATGTACTCAGCATAAGAGATTCTGTTATCTCCACGCTCCTCTATCTCTTTTTCACGTTGGTTTCTGTATCGTTCACGCTCTTTCCGTTCAATATCTTTCCGACGTTCAGAAACGTAGTCCAGCATCGCACTTGTTATTTTCAATGGATCTATTGAACCGTAGAACCGCCCATACTTCCCTGACTTAAACCGTGCTATGAAAAAACAGATTTCAGCGGCATTTATATAATAATACTCCGAAAGGAATATCTCCGATAGTTCAGAAAGTTGCTCTTTCGCTATCTTGGTTGAAACTTCTGCAAAGTCATTCAATGAGCCAAATTGTATCTTTAGCCATTCTATCGGTGTTTCATCCCCATAAGTAGAAGACAATAGCCCTAAACTCGGAATGCTGTCATTCAACGCCAGTTCTGAATGGGTTGCATTACATCTGACAAGTTTGAACTGCAAATCAGGGTTGTAATCAAGAATGAATTGTGCAGGATCGGGATATTTATTCAATAACGCCCTCTGCTTCAAGTTCCTTTCTCTTTTTTGCGGCAGCTTCTCTAACGGTTGTAGCGACTGCAAGAACTGAATCACGTTTTCGCTGCTCGCTATCCTGTTGATTTTTACTAAGTCTTGTCCCATTATAG